AGAAAAGAGAAACAATAGAAGATGATGGATTCCACCATAATATTGAAGATTCAATTGCTAAATTTGACGAGGTCTTTATGAGCATAATAAATCACTTAGAAGATTTTTACGAGATAAACGAAGTTAAAACGTTTTCTGGTTCTAAAGGTAATTTTCGTAAATACATTTCGCCAAAGTATAAAGCAAATAGAAACTATAATAATTTGCCACCGTTGCTTAATGAGATGCACGAATTTGTTAAAGAGCAATATAATTCAATTTGGGGTTGTGGATGTGAAACTGATGATGTAGTTGCTAAATACTGGTTCGAGTTATCAAATGAAATAGGAAGAAACAATGTTATAATAGTTTCAATAGATAAAGACTATAAGCAGTTCCCTTGTTTGATGTATAATTACCACGCAAAACACAAAGAGATATATGATATATCAGAAGAAGAAGCAAGATATAATTTCTATGAACAAATGATAATAGGTGATACTGCTGACAATGTAAACTACTGCAAAGGTTATGGTAAAAAATATGCTGAAAAGTATTTAGTAGATTGCAAAAGTAAATATCAATATACTAAAAAGATTTATGAATTATTTAAAACAATACACAAAGGAAAAGCAAAGCAAAGATATATTGAATGCTGGAACTTATTAAAACTTAAAACTGAATAGAATGGAAATAACAGACAGATTAAAAGAAATTATACTTCAAGAAACAAATATAAACATTGAAGAAAAAACAAGACGTAGAGAAGTAGTAGAAGCACGTTCATTATATTGTCACGCAATTAAGAAACTAAACCCAAAGATAACACTTCAAAAAATAGCAGATAGTTTAGAAGTTAATCACGCTACTGTAATCCATTCTTTAAATAATTATGGTATATATGAAAAATCAAATACAGAATTAAAAAACCATAGAAAAGAAATATTAAGATACTTTAAATTAGATGATGAAATAAATAAAGATATGAGTTTTACTGAAAGAAATTTAAACGCTGAAGTATATAGGCTTCAAGAAGCAAATGAATTATTAAAAGAAACAAATGAAAAGTTAATTAAACAAGCAAATAAATATAAAGAATTTGACTTTGAAATAATAAATAAACTAAACCAGTTAATGGTAGATACAAATGGAACTGAAAAGAATAATTTGATACAAGTTAGACTGGATGCGTTTTACCATATGAACAAAATAAATAAATAAGATGAAAAAAGAATTAAAAGCAGCGTCTTTAGAATACAGTAAAACTTGGTTGGATTTCAATAACACTGAAGAAGCTTCAAGAGATGGATTTGTCGAAGGTGCTAAATGGCAACAAAAACAAATGTATAGTAAAGAAGAAGTATTGCAATTATTGGTAAGGGCAGTTACAGAAGAATATGATAATTTAAATGAATGGTTTGAACAATTTAAAAAGAAATAAGATGAAACAATCAGCAGTAGAATGGTTAGAAAGCGAAATGCTAAAACCTAATTTAAGTATGAAAGATATACTTGAACAAGCCAAAGAGATAGAAAAACAGCAACAAGGTTATAGTGAGGAAGAAGTATTAGAAATACTAACTAAATGCACTTGGATTTTAACAGAAAGTAAGTTAAAATGGTTCGAACAATTTAAAAAAAAATAAGATGAAAAAAATGATAGAAGTTATAGAAGCATTGAAAAAAGATAACCTAAATAAATTATGGGATAAACTTTTAAAAGATTATACTGATGCTGATTGGATTGTTATTGAAAATTTAATAAATAACAATGATGAAATAATTAAAAGCAAAACTAAAAAAGGTAAAAGTAAATCTAAAAAAGTTTATAGAATATCTGATGGACAAATATATGAAAATGGTAAACAATGCTATGAAATGAATAATATATCTAAAGCAGTATTTTATAATTTAATTAGCGGAAGAAAACCAGATTGCTTTTGTGATTTTAAATATATATAAGATGAGAAATAAAATAGAACAATGGATAATTAGATTATCTAACTGGTTTAAAAAACTAAATGGTAAACAACTATAAGTTTAATTTATTATAAAATTAATAATAATATTTTTTAATTATGGAAGATAAAAGAAAATTTAATGGTGGACATAATACTGCTGGACGTAAATCTAAATCAGAAGAAGTTGCATTAATTGAAAAACTTGGTGCATTAGAACCTTCAGCATTTATGGCATTAGAAAAAGGATTAGAGAAAGGTGATTTTAAATTTGTACAATTGTTTTATAATTATTATGCTGGTAAACCAAGAGAAACAAAAGATATAATTGTAACTAATGAGCAACCTATATTCAATATAGACTTATTAGATGACATTTAAACCATTATTATATGGAGTTTATATTAACTACTGCAATAAAGAAGTTATTACGTTTAAAGCAACGTATTAAAGTTATTAGAGGAGGTACATCAGCTGGTAAAACATTTGGAATACTTCCTTTACTAATTGATAAAGCAATAAAAGAACCAATGCTTGAAATTAGTGTTGTATCTGAATCAATACCACATTTGCGTAGAGGTGCATTAAAAGACTTCTTGAAAATTATGATGGCTTTAAATAGATATAAGGATGAACAATTTAATAAAAGTACATTAAAATATACATTTGCAAACGGAAGTTATATTGAGTTCTTTTCAGTTGACCAACCAGATAAATTGAGAGGAGCAAGAAGAAATATTCTTTATGTTAATGAGTGTAACAATATTGATTTTGAAAGTTATTATCAAATGGCTATTAGAACGTCTGGAGATATATGGTTGGATTATAATCCAGCATCTACATTTTGGGTTGATAAAGAAATATTAACACAACCTAATGTTGATTTTATTACATTAACATATTTAGACAATGAAGCATTATCAGATACTATTGTAAAAGAAATTGAATCAGCAAAGATTAAAGCATTAACTTCTACGTATTGGGCAAACTGGTGGCAAGTATATGGACTTGGACAAACTGGTTCTTTAGAGGGTGTATGTATTACTGATTGGAATGAAATAGATTTACCATTAGATGCAAGAATATTATGTGCTGGAATGGATTTTGGTTATTCAAATGACCCAACAAGTTTAGTTGCAATGTATAAATATAATGATGCTTATATATTTGATGAATTGATTTATAAAAAAGGTTTATTAAATAATGATATATCTAACTTAATAAAGTCAAATGAATTAGATACTATTATATATGCTGATAGTGCTGAGCCTAAATCAATAGCTGAGTTGAATCAATACGGACATAATGTATTACCAGTATCAAAAGGAAAAGATAGTATCTTATATGGCATAAATTTATTAAATCAAAACAAAGTTTACATTACATCAAGAAGTAAGAACTTAATAAATGAATTAAGAAACTATATATGGCTAACAGATAAAACTGGTGTTAAAATGAATAAACCAATTGATTCTTATAATCACGCTATTGATGCAATGCGTTATGCTATAATGAGTCAATTAGAAAACCCAAACAAAGGGAATTATTTTATTTATTAATTGTATATTTATGCGGTGATAATCGACGCTAACTAATAAAAACTTAAACTATGACATACGGACAACAGATTGCAGTAATACAATGTTATATACATCATAAGAAAAACATTGAAGTGGTTATTAATTTACCAAGAAACATAGGCGAGATAAATAAAATGCATAAAATGTATTTAATTGCAAGTGCTTATTTAAAATAAATTTATATATTTGTAAAAAAAACAAACACTATGAAAGTATTTAAAGTATCAGGATGGTATCGTTACGGTGATAACGAAAAAGATTTTGAAGTAGAAATGTTTAAAACAGAAACGCCAGAAGAAGCAATTGAATTATTTAAAAATGATTTTAAAACTATAAATTTTTTCTCAATAGACATAAAAGAAATTTAATTGGAATTAAATGATAATTGGAATTAAGACTTACAGAAATGTAGGTCTTTTTTTTGTTTAATACAATAACGATAAAATATTATTATTATAAAAAAAACAAAATGAAATTAGAATTAAATATACCAACTGAATTAAAAGAAATTAAACTTTCACAATATCAGAACTTTTTAAAGATAGTTAAAAGCAATGATGACAATGAATTTTTAAACCAAAAGATGGTGCAGATATTTTGCAATATAGATTTAAAAGATGTTGCTGAAATAAGATATAAAGATGTTACAGATATAACTTCAAATTTAACTAATATGTTTGATGTTAAGCAACACAAATTTATTAATAGATTTAAACTGGGTGGAGTTGAGTTTGGATTCATTCCTAATTTAGAAGATATATCATTAGGTGAATATACTGATTTAGATATGTATATCGTTGACTGGGACACAATGAATAAAGCAATGGCAGTATTATATAGACCAATCATAAAGAATGGCTTAAATGGCACGTATGAGATTGAAGAATATAATGGTTCAATAAATTATAGTGATGTAATGAAACACGCTCCATTGGATGTTGTATTTGGTGCTAATGTTTTTTTTTACAATTTAGGCAAGGAATTATTGAAAAGTACAATGAACTATTTGGAGAACAACAAGGAGGTACAGAATATTCTGCAGTCGGGAACTTTGGGAGAAAATGGGGCTGGTATAACTCAATCTATGCAATTGCTCAAGGAAATGTCTTGGACTTTGACAGAGTAACTAAATTATTATTAACACAATGTTTAACATATCTAACATTTACAAAAGAAAAGAATCAAATAGAATCTGATTTAATAAATAAAAAATAATGAGTACATTTTACGAAATAACTAAAGTAATTAAAGACCAATTGCAAGCTGATTTGTTTGTAAACACAGTTACTATTGGAGATATATTTAAAGTTGATTTAAACAAGGTTACAATCTTTCCATTGAGCCACATAATTATAAATTCAGTTAGTTATCAAGGTTCAATATTAAATTATAACATATCAGTTTTATGTATGGATATAGTTGATGCTTCAAAAGAATTAGTTACTGATGCATTTGTTGGAAATGATAACGAACAAGACGTATTGAATACGCAATTAACGATTGCAAATAGATTCTTAGATGTATTAAGACGTGGAAGTTTATCTAATACTTATGAACTTGTAAACGATTCAGCAAGCATTGAATTTTTTGTTGAACGTTTTGAACATAAAATTGCTGGTGTTACTGTTACATTTGATGTTTCAATTCGTAATCCTATGACAATATGTTAGAAGTTGACGCTTGTATTAAAAGATTTCGTGACTATGTTATACAACAAAGTAAAAGTAATCTATCAAAGTCTGGACATAATAATACAAAAGGATTATATAATAGCATAGATGGTGAAATAGTAACTGAAAAAGGATTTACTATTGTAGGCTTTAAAATGGATGACTATGGAATGTTCGTTGACAAAGGTATAAAAGGTAAAACAAGTTCTAATAGAGCACCAAATAGTCCTTTTAAATTTGGAACTGGTAGTGGTAAAAAAGGAGGGTTAACTCAAGGAATTGATAAATGGGTTAAACAAAAAGGAATACAGTTTAGACAAAAAGATGGCAAAGGTGTTAAAGGTCAATTTCTATCTTACAAACAAACTTCTTTTTTAATTAGACGTGCAATATGGAACAAAGGAATTAAACCGAGTTTATTTTTTACAAAACCATTTGAGGCTGGATATAAAAAATATATAGATGTTGATTTAATGAAAGCATTTTCACACGATGTTGAAACAATGGTTGACTATAATTTAAAAGATATAAAATGAATATAATAAATGCAAGAAGTCCATATTTTATTACAGTAAATGAAGACGCTCAACTTGGAAGTAAAATTGAATTATTTATTTGGAACAATCCAGATAGCAAACCTATTACACCTACATATACATTTAGCAAAAAAGTACCAAGTTTAACACAGACTGAAAATACATATAACATTAGTTCTTTTATAAATCAATCAATTGAAAACATAAGTGTTGCTGATTCTGTAAATGACATTTATGTAAATGTAAGTGTTGATATTTATAAAGAATTTCCAGTTGGAATTTATTCATTAATAGACACACAAGATTTCATTGGAGTAAATGGTTATAATACTTTTTTAGATGGTTACAATAAAATAAATACAAATAAAAAAATTGTAGTATTAAACAATAACCTTAAAAAAATAAATTACAATAGAAGTGTAGATTATCCATTTGTAAATGTTTTTATTGATAGCACATTAGGCGATAAATTAGAATTGAATTATACCGATGTAAGAGGACGTAATTTAGTTAACACAGTTTTATTAGCTACAACTGATGCAGCAGTTAAAAAGATGTTTAAAGTTCCATTAACAACTTCATCAATTAAGTTTGATGTTCAAAATAAATTAAAAATAAAGTACACTAACGGTTCAACTATATACAGTTTTGACTATGATGTTATTTCAGTTTGTGAAAATAAATATACACCAGTTGTTTGTTCATTTATAAATAAGTTTGGAGGATGGGAAACATTAACATTCTTTAAAACACAGACAAATAATATTGAGGTTAAATCTACTGATTATAAATTTACAACTGCATCAATAAATTACAATCCATTAATTGGACAAAACAAAAGTTTTAATACAAACGGTTCACAAGTTATAAAATTAAATACTGGTTTAATAGATGAAATAGATAATGAAACTATTCAAGACTTAATGTTAAGTGAAACAATTTTATTAGATAACAAGCCAGTTATTTTAAAGACTAAATCTAATTTATTAAAAACAGATTTAAACGAAAAGATTATTAATTACACTATGGAATTTCAATACGCATATAATTTAATTAATGACATTGTATGATAAATGTATCTATATATATACAACCAATTGAGAATGGTATTTTTGAAAGATTAGATTTGTTTGATGATGAAAAAATTAGTATTACTTCATCTATTCAAAACATAAATGATATATCTAAAATATTTACAGACTTTTCTCAATCGTTTACAGTTCCAGCAAGCAAAAAAAACAATAGAATACTAAAAAACTGGTGGGAAAATAGTATTGATAATGGATTTGATGCACGTAAAAGAAAAAATTCATACATAGAATTAGACACAATTAACTTTAAGAACGGTAAACTTCAGTTAGAAAAAAGTTCATTTAAAGAAGGCATTTGTGATAGTTATACGTTAACATTCTTTGGGAATTTAATCAGCTTAAAAGATACTTTTAACGGTCTATTATTAAAGGATTTAAATACTGGTGAGTTTGATTTTAGTTATAGTGAAGCAAGTGTTAGAACAAAAGTTACAACACAAACAACTGATAATGTAAAATTTCCTTTAATTAGTTCGTTAAACGCTTGGACATACGCTGGTATTTCTACTGTTGATGGAACAATAAACGCAATGGAATTATTTCCAGCATTAAGATTGAGAAAAGTTTTAGAGTTAATAGAAAACAAATTTAATATTACATTTGAAGGTTATTTTATTGATACTGATTCAAGGTTTTTAAATGCTTATTTGTTGTTGAAAAATGCAGAAGTATTTACTATAAAATATCAACCTATATACATAAACTATCAAACAAAAGTTGGTACTGCAAATTATATTGATTTTAATTTAGCAACGGATGAAATGACTTTTATCGCTAATCCAACAATTCAAAAAAGAACAGTTACTATTAATATCACAAATTCAGTAGCAAATGTTCCGTTTACTTTATATTGTTATAAAGACAGTTCAGTTGTATCATCTGTTAAATTGATTTCAATGGAATTTTCTCAAAATGTTTTGTTGTTTGAAAAATTCGGTGGTGACGAAGATTTATCTAAATATAGTTTTAAAATAGCTTATGAAGGTAATTCAAGTTTTACAAGCAATGCTATTTTGGAAACAACACAATCTGGAATAGGAGCAACATCAATGACTATAACCCAAATACTACCAATAACACCTCCAGCAACAATTAACATTGCATCTTATATGCCAGACCAAAAGATTGAAGATTTCTTTAGTGGTGTTTTAAAGATGTTTAATTTAACCTGTTATTCTGAGCAAGAAAATGTATATAAAATAGAACAATTAGAATCTTATTATTTTAATGGTAATAAAGTTGATTTGTCAAAATACATTAGAACAGATAAACTTGATATTGATAGGAATAAATTATATAATAAAATAAACTTTCAATTTGAAAAGAGTGAAAATTTAATTTCAAGTAATTACTTATCTAATAACAGAATTTCTTATGGAGATTTAATGGCTGAATTTGAAAATGATGGTTCAAGCTACGAAGTTAAATTACCATTTGAAAATATTTTATTTAGTGGTGTTGCACCTAATTTAAGTTTGGGGTATTTATTAAAAACAGATTTAAAAGCATATATTCCAAAACCAATAATTTTATACGATTATGGAACGCTACAAAGTTGTCCACAGTTTTATTTCAATGGAACTTCTACAACAACTTACAATGCATTTGGAGGAGAAACTTTTATTGGTGGAAATACTTACTCAATAAATTTTGGAAGTGAACAAAGTCCAATGACAAATAATTTAATTGCCAATTCATTATATACACAATATTATCAAGCATATTTAGACAATGTATTTAATCAAAAAGCAAGATTAATAAAACTATCTGCGGTGTTGCCTATTTCTATTTTAACAACTTTAAAATTAAATGATTCTATTATTATACGAGATAAAAGATATATAATTAATACAATGACTTTTGATTTAACAAATGGAGAAACAAGTTTAGAATTACTAACAGATTTTAGAGAATTAAGTTTAACAATACCAGTATCATCAAATTATTCATCATTACATTATTCATCTTTACATTATTCAACTTAAAAAATAAATTATGCCATTAACTAAAACACAAATACAAACTTTAATAAATGTTAATTTAGCTGACTTTTCAGATATATTACCAGCTAAACACAGAGAAGTAGAAAATGAAATATTAAATTTTATTTCAAATACAACCGTAACTAATACTGGATTCGTAACAGTTGGCGATGTTGGTGTTGGTACAGTTGGACAATCTTATTCAGTTGGTGGTAATATATCATCAGCTATTTTAGACACAAGAACATCAAAGGGAAATATTATAAAAGTTACGGTGCAAAATTCAATGCCTTCTTTAAGTTATTTTGTTAGAACAAGTATAGAAACATTAGGAACTAAAACAAGTATGGAAATTGATAATGATATACATCCAATTGTTTTTAAAGTTGATACGCAAACTACATTCTTTGTTTATGTTGAAGATATGAGCGGAACTCAAAACATAAGACTACACATTGAAACAGTACCGAGATAATGATAAAACATATATTAGATTTATTAGCATTAGATGAATTTTACGGACAATCTGAAAACATAGAAATTGCAAAAGGTAAGTATCAATTAGTTACAACTTGGAAACAAGGATTTGAACAAATAAAAAGACAATGGAAAAGAAAATAATAGATTTAGAAGTTAAATCAAATGTTGAAGAATCAATTGCTGGATTAAAAGCCTTAAAAAGACAATTAAAAGATACTGCTGCTGGTTCTGATGAATTTAAAAAGATATATAATCAAATTGATGATTTAGAAGATAAAATTAAATCATCTAAAAATGCTTCATCTGATTGGATTGATAGTTTAGAATCTGCTGGAGGTCCTTTAGGTGCTTTAGGTGGTTCTTTAAATAGAGCAAAAGTAGCAACACAATCTTTTGGCGGTGCATTAAAAGCTACTGGAATTGGTTTAATTGTTGCTTTAATTGGAGGTTTAGTTGCTGCATTTAATGAGAATGAAGTTGCAATGAAAAAACTTCAACCATTATTAGATGGAATGCAGAAAATATTTCAAGGAATATTTAGAGCAGTAGAACCTTTATTTAACACATTAGTAGATTTAGCTATTAATGCATTGCCTATGGTTAGTAGTGCGTTTCAAGTTGTTTATTCAAGTGTTACTGCGGTGTTTCAATCATTAGGTTCATTAGGTTCTGCATTATTAAAATTAATGAAAGGTGATTTTTCTGGTGCTTGGAAAGATGCAAAAGCAAGTGTAAATGATTTTAGTTCTAATTATGATAAATCTGTAAAAAGATTTTCTGATGGTTCTAAAGAAATGACTAAAAATGAAAAAGAAGAAGCGGATAAACGAGCAGAAGAACGCAAAAAAGCCCAAGAAAAAAGAGAAGCGGCTGAAGAAAAAGAAAAAGAAAAAAGAATAAAAGCAGCTGAAGAAGAAAAGAAAAGATTAGAAGAATTAGAAAAAGAACGTCAAGAATTAATTGGCAGACAAGGGGCAAAAGCAAGGGAGGAATACGAAGCAGCAGAAAAATTAATTGCAGACGCAAGAAAAGCAAATGAAGATTCTTTAAAAACAGAAAACCAAATAAAAGTTGAAAAAGAAAATGCTGATTTTGAATTAAAAAAACAAGACTTAATTAATAAAGGATTATCTATTCAAGAAATAGAAATACAACATAAAAGAAATTTATCTAATTT